GAGCCGCCCAGGCTGGCCATCTTGGTCACGCCGTAGGCCTCGGAGGCCAGGCAGTAGGACGAGAACACCGCGTCGGCGTCCGAGTGGTTCGTCGTGTAGGTGCCTTCGGTGGCGCCTTCGACGAACGGGTTCGTATGGGACACCAGGCGCACGCCATGCAGGTCGCCGATCTCGTTGTTGAAGAGCTTATCGGCGTACTGGTAGCGGACCATGTTCTGCCACTCCGGGTTGTTGCGGATGTCGCGCTCGACCTGCGGCGGCACCACGAGCACGAAGGCCTTGCCCTGGATCGGGACGGCCTTGTTCACGCGGAGCTGGGTCGCGGCGTCCAGGACGTCCTGCGGGGTGATGCGGGCCGACGCGGCGGTACCGGCCTTGAGGGCCGAGAACGACGTGAAGCCGCCGGCGTAGCGCTTGTTCAGGCCGGCCGTGAGCTGGTCGCGGATGATGCTGTCGGCGTCGAGCGCGCACTCCTGACCCATCAGGAAGATGGTGGAGTTCATGTAGTTCAGGAGGCCGACGTGGTTGACGACGTCGGTGACCTTGGCCACCTGGCCGCGCTGCGAGAGCGTGACCTCGACGGACTGGTAGGTGACGTCGCGCGAGACGGTCGGCGCGACGCCTTCGGTGAGGGCGATCGGGGCGCCCGGGCGGGTGAGGTCGGCCTCTTCGCGGCGGAAGAAGCGGACGGTGCGGCTGCCGATGTTGCGCGGCAAGTCGCCGTCGCGCGCGAACTGGTCGAAGACCAGGGTGTGCTGGGCGGTGGTGAGCAGCTTCTTCTCGAAGTGAGGGCGGAGCTGCGTCTGGATGAGGGAGGTGTCGAACATGACGTTCTAAGGGATGAGGGAGGGAGGAAGGATGGGCTGGGAGGGTTGCGGAGAATGGGCGCGCCCGGCGCGTCAGGCTCCGTCCGCGTTGAGCATGGCCCTGCGGAGGTGGGCTTCCCGTTCGGCATCGCTCATGTCGTCGGGGGATTTGCGCGAGGAGGCGTTCCAGCCGTTGCCGCCCTCGACCGAGGTCAGGGAGCTGAGGCGTTTGACCTCCTCGCGCAGTTTCTGGACCTGGAGCCGGTGCGCGTTCGCCTCGATCATGAGCCGGGCGATGCCCACCGCTGCCTTGAGTCCGTTGGGATGGCTCCTTGCGATCGGCCCCATCTCCTTGTCGTTCACCAGGTCGTTCGCGATCTTGACCACCGGGTTCGCCGGGTCGGCCAAGGTCGGGTCCTGCCTGATGAGGGTGTCGCGCACGCCGGCCCAGCTCCGCTGGAAGGCGGGCTTGCTGAAATGCGCGTCGGGTTCCGGCACGTCGTCGGCCTGGCGCGCCTGCGCACGGGCCTCCTCCGCCTTCTCGAGGGCAAGTTCGGCCATCTTGTGGTCTCCCTTGTTCCTGTAGTCGCGGGCGAGGTCCTCGTAGGTCTTGCCGGGGTCCTTCACGTTGCCGGGAGATTCGGGCTGGCGGGCGAGCTGCTCCCGCTGGCGCCGGATCTCCTCTTTCTCCTCATGGAGCCGCTTCCAGGAGCGGTCCAGCCGGGCCTCGTCCTTCTGCTTCCTGTCGAGGGCCTGCTGGTACGGGGTGCGCTCCTTCGGCGCCTCCGCTTCGTCCTGCTTGGTCTCCTCGGCCTGGGGGGATACGGCGGCAGCGGGCGCCGGGGTTTTCGCTGCTTCCTCCTTGGGCTGGGTCGCTTCGGGTTCGGTCTGGTCGACGGTCGCGGCGGTGACGCCGGTGTCCGCCTTCTCCGCGAGCTGCATGATCGCCGACGCGTCGTCGGCGACGGGTTCGGTCGCGGGGCTGTTCTGTTCCTGGTTCTGGTCCATGGGTGTGTCTTGCTGTTGGCCTGGGTTTGGTTCGGGGCGTGACGTCAGGCCTGACCGTCCTCCCCGGAAGTTTCATCCGCCTTGGCGGCGGCGCGCTGGGCGAGACCGCGGACGGTCCCCCAGCAGCTGGCGAAGCCGCGCGCGGCGGCATTGGCGCGGATCTCGTCGCCAGGAGTGCCCCACACGGCGGTGGAGGCCTTGCCGGCGACGAGCGTGCGCATGGCGGCGTCGATGCGCTTGCCGCTCGTCGTGCCCAGGAAATGAGCCAGGGCGGCGAAGTCGTCCTCGTTGAGCTGGACCTCGTTCTCGCGTCCGTTGACGCGCAGCGAGGTTAGGAGGTCGAGTTCCTCGGAGGTGAGGAGACGCTGGAGTAGGAACTGCTTCATACGGAAACGGGTTGGGGTGCCTGTGACACCTGTGACTGTGACGCCTGGGCTTGGGCCTGCTGGGCTTGCTGGGCCTGCATCTGGACGGCCTGCACGGCCGCGGCGCCCATCTGGGCGATCTCCTGCATCACCGGGGCGAGCTGCTTGGCGCCGGCGGGGTCGGACTTCTTGAGGGCCTCGAAGTGCTGCATGGCGTGCTGCGCGAAGAGGATGCCCTGCTCCGGGGCGATGCGTTCGCCGGTGCCGATCCGGCGCTGGATGTAGCCGATGAGGCTCTGCAGGTGGGCGGAGTGGTCGTCGGTCTGCTGGACCTGGGCGGGGAAGCCCATGGTCATGATGGAGATTTCCTGGGCTTGGTCCTCCATCTGGGAGGCCGCCTTCTGCTCGGGCTCGCGGAAGAGACGGCGGACGATGCGCGGGTCGTCGACCTCAAGGGCGGACTTGGTGAGCTCAGCCTGGTCGACGTAGGGACTGCCGGAGAAGGCCTGCAGGCGGGAATAGGCCTTCTGGATCTGGAGCGGGCGGTTGGAGGTATCGCCGGAGCCGTTCGGCTCGATGGCGTAGGAAGCCTTGAGCGCGGCCTCGTCGAGCTGGCCCACCTGGCTGTCGAAGTAGAACTTCAGGTCGCCGGTCATGTGCTGGGCGCAGATCGCCCAGGCCATGCGGAGGAGTTCGCCGAGCTCGCGGCGGAAGATGCGGGAGCGCAGCTCGGTGTTGTTGCCCATCACCTGCGAGATGATGGAGGCCTCGGTAGCGGTCTTGGCTCCCTTGTGGCCGGCCATGCCTGAAGCCTGGCCCATGCCGAAGTCCGGGACCGTCACGAGCTGCTCGGCGACCGCGCGGGCCGCCTGCATCTGCATCGGGATGTCCTGCGGGGACGGAGGGAAGTCCACGGACTTGACCTCGTAGGGCAGGATCTGGCCGGGGCGGAAGGTGACCGAGGCGTTGTTCTCAAGGCCTCCGGAGGGCGTGTAGAAGAGCGGCTGGCAAGTGAGCGTCAGCCAATCCATCTGGGTGTTCCAGAGCTTGTTCAGGGAGGCCTCGAACGGGGCGACGCGCTCGGGGATGCCCCGAGGGGAATGCCAGCCGTCCTCCTTCAGCTCATAAGTGAACGAGGCGAACGGGCAGGCGCCTTCGGCGAAGGGACCGTAATGGTAAGGGCAGACGAAGTCGGGCCGGAGAGGCTTGTCAGGTGCGAGCGGGCTGGCCGTCGAGATGACCCACCGGCCTTCCCTATCGCGGTGCCAGATTTCCCAGATCACGATCATCTCCTGGTCGGAGTGCGTGACGCCCTCGCGGAGGCGGCGGTTGGTCTCGGCGACGACGCCGGCCTCGCTGCCGCGGCCGGTGATGGAGCGCACTAGGTCGGAGTCCTGGTCGTAGAGACCGGAGCGTGCGTACTCGTCGGCCGAGATCGTGTGCACCTGGCAGATCCAGTCGGCCTCGGCCAAGTTGCGGGTCCACGGCGGGACGATGAGGCGCAGCGGAGGGATGACCGTGAACTCGAGGCGCTCACGATGGGCGTTCCAGCGGACCTTCACGGGAGCACGGCCCGAGACAAGCATCGTATCGACGGCGCGGACGACGAACTCCTCGAAGTTGCTCCGTTGCTTGAGGATGTGGTCGAACCACTGGCCGGCGGCGATCTGCCAGCGGGCCGCATCGGCGTCGAGGCCGGTGAAGGTCGCGATGGTATCGGCCGCGAAGACCTGCTGAATGTAGGCCGGCTTCATCTTCTCGATGAGCATGTCGGCCAGGGGGAAGTGCATGTCGGCCGCGCCCTTCCAGGGACGCACCTGCCGGCGCTCCCCGTCGTGGCGCATCTCCTGCCAGCGCGACTGGCGCATCTCCCACTGGGAGCGCGCAGCCAGGGCGGCCCGGACCTTATCATGCAGCTTGTTGCTCATCGGTTCTGATCACGCGCCTGGCCGGCGCGGCTGAGCATCAGGACTTCCTGCTCCAGGCGGAGATACTCCGACTGGCTGTGCCAGGTCTCGTCCGCCTGCGGTTGATAGAGTCCGTCCTTGGTCTGAATAGGGGTCCCCGCCTGCAGGCGCAGGATCCGGGGCGAGCCCTGCAACGAGCCCGAGGTCGGCCTCGAGGCGCACACGCAGCCGGTCAGCGCGAAGCTGGTCAGCAGCGTCGCCAGAACGCAGGCGGAGTATCTCGTCCTCGGTAGCATCGGCTTGGGCTCGGATATCTCGGAGAAGCTCCCACCTCGCCCGGATGCGCCGCACCTCGCAGAGGTCACGGAACGCGCGGGCCAGGTCTGAGAGCAGGCCGATCACTTGAGGGGGTCGCCCTCCTTGGCGCAGGCGCACTCATCCTTGGAGCAGGTCGCGCATGGGGCCGCCTGGGCGGGACGCGCGATCTTGACCGAGGCGGTCAGGTCTAAGGTGTACTCGAGGAACCGGAACCACCAGGTCGTGCGGTAGCCGTTGATCTTCGTCTCGCAGACGACGCCGCCCACGACGTTCATGACCGGCTTGAGCAGCAGGCGCAGGCCGCCGATCAGGATGAGCAGCGTGGTGATCCAGCCGCCCTTCCCGTTCAGGGCGTCGGACAGCAGGCCGGTGAGGGCCTTCTGGAGCTCGGCAGATTCCGAGGGGGTCGTCGGGGGCACGTCGGCGCCGGCCGCGTTGGCGGCGACGAACAGGCAGACGAGCATCAGGAGGGGGAGTTTGTTTTTCATCAGGGTAAAAGGGTCAGCCGGCATAGGAGCCG